CTTGGGTTCACCAGTTTTCAGAATCAGGTGATACGACTTCAAAAATTAATGCAGGGGTTGAATCTTGTTTTGAACTCCGAAGTGTTGCTGGCTGAAACAAAGGTGCGGGACGTACTGGAAGAAATCTGGAAAGCGTTTGACATCGACCCGGCCCAGACCATGAAGACCGAGGAAGAAAAGCAGGCTGATGCTCAAGGCAGGGCGCAGATGCAGGCAGAGGAAGAAGCCAAGATCAAGGCCTTAGTCCAGGAAGAAAACGCCATGGAAGAGCAGTCCAAGGACCGAGAGCACGCACGAAAGATGGACGAGATAGACGCCAAGATTAAGGGTGACATCGACAAGCTTGAGGAAAAGTTTGAGAATGATTTGGTATTGAAGAAGGTCGAGCAAAATAAACCTGAGAAACCCAAGGAGGCCCAGAGTGACCAAGCTTAAACCTGTCAAATACCTTGAAGATGGAACGCCGGTATTCACCGATAAGGCACAGTTCATGCAATGGAACGCTGAAAAGCAATCTGAACTTTTAATTGATATCCGGGCAGCGATTGAAACCGAGGCGGTTAGAATAGCTGTCAATACCACCAAGGATCGGGACCAGTTTATTGTTGATAAGATTTTAGACATTGAAAAGCGTATTGAGAAAATTGAGAAGTGAAATTAAAGGATTACATACCCCAAGGTCGGTATTACCAGAACATTGCCGACATAAAACAGATAGGTGCGGCCAGGGAGCTGCTCAAAGGGGTAGAGGCGAAACGGGACGAAATCAGGCAACAGAACGAGACGCATCCAATTGTGTCCGATGACGTTCAGAAAGATTTTAGATTTAAGGCCGGCATGATTTACGCATTGAATTGGGTTTTGGAATTGCCGGATGAAGCCAGAAAATACATAGACCAGTTGCCAGACAACGAAATTTAAACAAGGAGACGAAAGATGAAAAGATTAAAATGGTTATTTTTAGCGGTAATTGTTTCAGTCCTGATTACTGGTCCTGCGTTCGGCAAGACTATTAGGGGTCCGGTAACCTTCACGGGTGACGTAACCTTTATGCAGACGGTGGATTTCAAAAAGGCCGTGTCCAGTGATGAGGCTGATTTTTCCAGTGTCCAGTATTCTGATGAGTATTGGGTGTCTTCCTCGACCGGCGCTAATGTGCCGCAGAACGGTGCATCTTATAACGCACCTTATGCCACCATAGCCTATGCCCTCGACCAGTGCACGGCCAGCAAGGGGGATAAAATTTATGTCATGCCGGGATACACTGAAACTGTCATTGGGGCAACTTCGCTTGCACTTGATGTTGCTGGGGTTGAAATTATTGGCCTGGGGGATGGTGCTTTACGACCGACCATTACCTATACCACGGCGGCAACTGCTTGCGTTTATGTCACCGGCGCAAATATGACGGTTAAGAATTTTATTTTCACTGCGAATTATGCAGATATTGCCAAGGCCATCGATATTGATGCGGCTAATTTCAGGATGGAAGGGTGCTCGTTTTATGAGACCGCGGCCAACATGAACTTTCTCAGCATCTTTGAAAATGATGACACGGCCAACGCAGCCGACGGCCTTACCATTATAAACAATGAAAGGATCGCTATTGATACGGCATCTTTGGCGTTTATTTCAATCCTCGGAGATATTAGCAGGCTGACGGTTGTAGGCAATTTTGACAATCAGGCGTCCGCTGCCGATGTCGGCCATTTTATAATCCTGGCTGCCAAGACTGCTTTGGGTGCAAAGATTGTCGGGAACGTTTTGAACCTGACTGGTGACAACAATGCTCAGACAGTCGGCGTATTCATGACGGGTAGTTCTGGTACTTGTACCGGGACCGTGGCAAATAATCTTTGCGGTTCTCTTGATACCACGGGTGAGCTTTTTGATACCGCGACTCTCACATTTCAGCATTTCGATAATTATTGTACAGGCACAGTTGCCAAGTCGGGTACAATACTGCCGGCAATCGAAACCTAAACAACGGTTAATCTAACCCCACCCGGGTAATACCGGGTGGTGTAATAAAAAAGGAAATCAAAATGCCAGACGATAAAGATTTAGAAATCGCAGAGCAAGAACCTGTTGACGACGCTGAATCTTCCTTTGACGAGGACGATAAGCCGGAAGTTGACGAGAACGGTGACATCATCGAAGACGACCCGGATAAAAAGGACGACCCGGGCGAAAAGGCAGAGAAAAAGAAAGCTGGCGACAAAGTTGCCAAGGAAAAGGCAGATGAAACGCCGAAGTATTCCGATGAACTGGATAAGCGGATCAAGACAATCGATGACGATTCGGAAGACGCGGAAGCTGAAAAGGTGGCCAAGGAAAAGAAAGAGGTTGATGACAAAGCCGCTTTGGAAAAAAAGGAAGCTGCCGACAAAGTTGCCAAGGTTGATACTGGTGAGTTCGGTGACCTGGATGACATTGACCTGCCGGATAAAAATATCAAGGTCGGTGGCATAGAGGTAAATCTGAAAGAATACAAAGAGGATTACCCGGACGATTACGCGGCTGCAACTGTTCTGGCAACGCGGATAGCAAAGAAGATTGTCGCTGAAGTCATAGATGAACGGCTGAAGGGTGTTTCAAAGGTTGGCGAAGCGGTGGCCCAGCTTGCAGACAGGGTATCTGATAGCGAGTTTTGGGGTGCCATAACAGAGGTCCATCCTGACGCTAAAAAGGTCAACGCCGATCCTAAATTTACGGCATGGCTTAAAAAGCAGGATGCTCCCATTCAGCGGATCGCTCAGAATATGTCAGACCCGGCAGATGGTATTATGGTTTTGAATTATTACAAGGCCACTGAGACCAAAGGGGATGTGGACAAACTAAAGAAAACGGCGGCAGACAAGAAGAAAAAGACCGATGACCTGCACAAAGGAACCATGCGGAGCAAGCCAACGGTCAAAAAGTCTGGTGGTGCTGACCCGGACGATGCGGAGGCATCATTCAATGAAGACGACTGATGCAATAATCCCCATTTGCCGATCGAAGCAAATCCGGTGTACCAACATAATCCAGAACGGCAGGCGGAAAGGCGAGGTCTGCAACCGTATGTTCTGTGTTGGTGACATTGGAAGTGGCGGGGCCATTGAACATTTGTGCCCCAGGTGCAAACAACTCTGTCGGATCATGAAGATCCCGGCGGCATAAACCAGGGCGTTTTGCCCTGATATAAATTTGAGAAGTCCTAGAGACTCTTTTTTAAACCCTTAAAATGGAGATCTAGGACTATGAGTGAGACTACGAGCTACGGGGACATTTCCCCGAGAACTGCTGGCAAGGCAATGAAGCGGCTTCTGAAAAGAGGCCAACACCTGATGGTTGTTGAGAGATTTGGGCAGAAAGATCCTCTCCGCAAAAACCAGACCAAGACTGTCAAATGGCGGCGGTACAATTCCCTGGCGAGAGCATCCGCCCCGCTGGCTGAAGGCATTACCCCAAAGGGCAAACGTCTGACTTACACGGACGTCAATGCCACCCTCGAACAGTATGGCGATCTTCTGGAAATTACAGATGTTATCGCAGACACCCACGAAGACCCGATCTTTCAGGAAAGCATGGACCTGTGCGGCGAGCAGGCGGCTGAAACTGTTGAAGAGCTGCGGATTGCCGTTATCAAGGCCGGCACCAATGTGTTCTATGCTAACGGTGTCTCAACTCGTGCAACTGTCAATTCCCCTGCGGTACGTGGCGATTTCCGGAAAATTTACCGGTCCTTTAAGAAACATAAGGCCCGCGAGATTTCCAGGATCATTGCGGCCACTGACAAGGTAGCCACCGAGCCGGTTGAGCCAGCATATTTTTGCATGGGCCATACCGACCTCAAGGCCGACCTCCGTGATGTCAACGGATTCATCCCTGTTGCCAATTATTCCAACAGCATGAAGGCCCTCCCGGGTGAAGTGGGTTCTCTGGAAGAGTTCCGTATTATCCTGACACCCATGTTTGAACCGTGGGAAGTCGCCGGAGCTGCCGGAACTACCTACCTGTCCAGTGGTGTTGCACCCGCATCCTCACTTGGCGCTGATGTCTACCCGCTGATTTTCGTGGCGAGAGACGCTTACGGTATTGTTCCGTTGCAGGGTTTTGAATCGGTAGTGCCATACGTCATCAACCCCAACAAACCGACCAAGAGTGATCCTTTGGCCCAGTTGGGATACGTGGCATGGAAAACTTACCAGACCGCTGGCATTCTCAACCACAGTTGGATTGCGCGACTCGAAGTAACGGCACTGGCCAGTCCCTCGTGATGAATGAAGGGTGGATTTTAACCAATAACGAATAACTAAGGAGAATTGTTATGAGACGAGTAGGCGGACTTTTTAACGGAACCGGGGCAGATCTTTATCTGTGCATTGGGTTTGTGCCGGATTGGGTAACGGTGTGGAATATTGAAGGCACCCAGATTTTGAAAGCTGAAACGAATGTCAATTTCATGAGGCTTGCCTCAAGTGTCGAGGGCATCCAGTTTACGGATGCTACAAATGATGTCGCGGTGACAGCCATTGGTGCCGGTATTTTGCCGTATTACGGTGGAACTGTTCTGAACACCACAACTGCCGGGACCGTAACATACGGAGAGGGGATTTTCCTCAAATGGGACCACAATGATTACCGGCATACCTCTGGTAATTCCCCCACTGGTTACGGCGATGCCTCCTCGGTTGATATCGATACCTGGACAGTTGATACCCCGGGCAGTAATACCGGGCATTTCAACAGCGGTGTTGCAGGGACATACATCGAGGAAGGTTCAAAAATCATTATCGATGGCAAACAGTACGCCATTACTGCCTGGACCACTGACGGCAGCGATGATGATGAAGTCACCCTGAGCCATAGCGTTGCTTCCGGTGAAATTCAGTATATCGGCGGTCGGTATGATTTTAAGCCCATGGTTTCAGGTGAGACCACCAAAGATGGTTTTGTGATTTACAACACGACCATCAACGTCGATGGACAGCTGTGCTGTTTTGAAGCAGGCAAGTACGACAACTAACAGAGTTTTGTAGAGTTCCCCGAGAGCCAAAAACCGAAAAGGAGAGTTTCAATTGGAAAACCAAAAAGGTAAAGCGCAAAAAGAGCAAGTGCCTGAAGAGAAATTTTATCGTGTATTATTTTCAGAGAAATCGTCACCCAATGATACCGATGATGTGCAACTGCACGTTAACGGGGAAACCCTCGTCATCCAGCGAAACAAAGAGGTTATCATACCGGAGAGGTTCAAAGTGTGTGCTGACAATGCGACATACCAGCAGTTCAGCCAAAAGCCAGGTAAGCCTCGGAAGTTGAGGGGAACGATTAAAATCTACCCTTACCAGCTTATGGGAGATGCAACCTTGAACGATTTTCAAAAGATGCGATCGGTTGGTAACAAGCAGACAAAGCAGAATATCGCAAAATTTGGATTTGACGGCGTACCTGACGGAGACTAAGCATGGCAATAGCAGGAACGTACACTTATAGTGTAACCGGTGGCGACATCATAACCGAGGCCCTTGAGTTGATTGGTGTCACTGTTACCGGAGCGGATGCAGTCGCGGCGCATCAAAAGTCTTGTTTGAGAACCCTGGAAATGATGATAAAGGCGTGGCAGGCTGATGGTATCGGGTTATGGAAAAATACCGAGGCTGCTCTATTCCTCGAGTATGAGGCGTATGAGTATGACCTGGGGCCAACAGGGGATCACTGCACATCTGATTGGGTCAAAACAGAAGTTGAAACCGCCGGCGTTCTTGGCGACCTTGCACTTGAAGTGGATTCTATCGCTGGAATTTCGGATGAGGATTATATCGGGGTTGAGCTGGACGATGAAAGCCTGCAATGGACAACTGTTAATGGCGCACCTTCTGGGACCACAGTTACCCTGACCGCTGCCCTGACCGATGCTGCTACGGCAGATAATCACGTTTACGCCTACACCACAAAGTTGCAAAGACCTTTGAGAATCACAGAGGCCCGTATCCGGGTAGAGGGTGAAGACGATAATGATAACTGTGTAGACGTTCCCCTTGAAATCAAACATAGAAATCAGTACATGGCGATTGCCGACAAAGAGGCTACCGGCGCTGCTGGCTTGATTTATTACGACCCGCAGTTGACCAATGGGAATCTTCATGTTTACCCGGCCTGTGATGATGTGCAGGATTATCTAAAGTTCACAGCCAAGGTGCCTATCTCCAACTTCGATGCAGTAACCAACGACCCTGAGTTTCCTCAAGAGTGGTTCATGGCTCTTTCGTGGAACCTGGCTATTCTTGTTGCCCCCAAATACGGCAAGGTGGTTTCCAATAATTTTGAGGTCAGAGCGATGCAGTTTAAACGCGCTGTGAGCCTGTTTGACAGGCAACGGCACCCAATAGGACTATCGGCATGATTACAGACAAAGAGCGTGAGGAAATTATACTGGCAGCGGTGGAGCGGTGTTACCTGGGGGTGCCTGAACTAATCGGCAACCTCATGGCCCAACATGCCGCATTGAATAAAATCAACAAGGAATTTTACGGCCAGCACCCTGAATTTTCAAAACACCGGGACGTGGTGCAGAAAGTTGTTGAAGCGGAGGAAGGGGCGAACCCGGTATCAGACTACAAGGACATTTTAAAAAACGCGATCCCTGAAATCAGAAAGCGGATTGATACCCTTGGCAAGCTGAATATGGATGTGCCGGCAACCCCTGCTCGAAGTTACGAACCGTTATCTTCTGGCAATGGAGAACTTTAATGGAACGACCCCTTGTGACCATAGGCCCGGGAGAACTCTCGAAGGGCTTGAGACCTTCAAAGCGGATGCCACGGAACAGCGGCTATTTGACAAAATGTTCCGGAGCCGTGGGCCGGGATGGGGTAGTCCAGGCTCTTGACGAGTTCACACGGTTGGTCACAACAGGGATTACAACCTTTCCTTATCCTCAACTGTTCGTGTTTACAAACGTGATTATCATCTGTTCGAGTACCAAGATTTACGAGTGGGTGAGTAGTGCCCTGGTGGAAAAGCTTGAAACCACGGCAGCCTCTACCTGGACGGCGATTGATTTCTTCGATTATGTATATCTGAGTAACGGCAATGTGGCAGTGGTGAGGGACGCTTTGGGTAAAACTTATGCACTTACCACGGATCTTCCGACGGCAATGGCAGCCTGCGATTATAACGGGCA